ATGTCAGAGATGAAACCCCTTTTTGAACTTTCAGAAGAGATTGAAAGAAAATATCGGAGCAAATTAAATTCTGAATTTATGGATGAAAGATTTCATGAGGAAAAGAATAGAAAGCGACAAGATGGACAGTTTCAGAGAGATTATTCACGTATTATGTATGCGTCTTCTTTTCGAAGGCTACAAGGAAAGATGCAATTGTTAGGAATTAGACCAGATCAATTTTTCCGAAATAGACTCACTCATAGTTTAGAAGTGGCACAGATTGCTAGGTCAATTGCTTGTATTTCAAGATATACGATGTCAGAAACATACGTGGTAGAGGCTGGCTCACTAGCACATGACATAGGAAACCCGCCATTTGGACATTCTGGTGAGAGAACATTAAATAAAATTTTTGAAGATATAGGCGGTTTTGAGGGTAATGCTCAAACATTGAGAATTTTAACATCTCTTGAGCGCAAAAGAGCAGATTTTCCAGGGCTGAATCTGACATACCGAACTTTATTAAGTGTTGTGAAGTACTTTAATAAACGTAAAGATGAAAACGGGATAGCACATGAAAAATTTTTATATGATGATGATTATGATTTTTTGAAAAAATTCGTAGATGAGCATGAATTAAAAGTACGCACATACGATGTTCAAATTGTTGATGTGGCAGATGAGATTGCTTATGCTGCCCATGATTTAGAAGATGGATTACGACAAAAATGTTTTACTATAGATGAAATTTTGCATGAGTACTTCTCTGAATATGGAGACACTGATTCGTTTAAGGAATTGAAAAGAATTGTGGAACAAAGCCAGACAAACAGCGGATACGGTAAGAGAGGACTTGATTCATCGGAGTATTCAAAACTTTTTAGACAAGAGCTATCTTCAGGAATAATTAATGCCCTTATAAATGATTTAGGAATATGCGAAATTACTGATGAATACAAAAATAAAACAGGTACTGTTAATGATAAAGAAATAGATTTTATGCATTATAAAGAAATGGCAGATGGATTAAAAAAGATAACATTTCGTTGTATAAACCATAACGATGCAGTTTATACCTATGAAAGAAAAGGCGATAAAATCATCGAAGGGCTAGTAGATATATATGAAAAGGATAAAAAACTTTTACCACCAGAATATAGAGCTGACAACATTATTGAGCAGTATAAATATGAAAAAGATATAGGGCAGTTACAAACTAGATTGATTTGCGACTATGTGTCAGGCATGATGGATTCATATGCTATAAACAGATACGAAGAGCTGACTGGAATACCGTTTGACAAAATAGTAATATAATATAAGGTGGGTATAATGAATAAATTAATGGGATTTTTGGAATTACAAAATATGAATTTACCGTCTGTCCCGTGGAAAGAATATAAAGGCAACGAAGAATTGCAAGAAGATTTACTATGGACTGTTAGAAGTGCAGTGTTTCGTGGAAATGATTTAAATCTTCCAAGATTAGTAGGAGCTGATGCCCTAGAGGCAAAAGAATTTGCAGATGGGCTTTTACAGCAAATGAAAGATAAAGGAATGGTTCTTTTTTATCCATATTTTGTTGCTAATAAGAGTGGAACTCTGGAAGTTAGAAGAAATAGAATAATCATTGAAGCGGTAAAAGATGACTTGTGGAATATGGTAACATATTCAGATAGAAATGTAACTATACAGTACCAAAACGAAAAAGAAGAGATAGACGGTGATGAAAAATTTCTGAGCGAGGAAGAGAAACATAAAATTTTAAATGCGGTTAAAGAAATAAAAAGAACATTTCGTGATGATTTATTGGAAGATAAAAGTGTTTTACTGGAGTGGAGTTTTGCTCAAAATTGCAATAAGAGCAAAGAACCAACAGGAGAAGAATATATAGTATTTTATGAAGCGAGAACAGTATAAAGAGAGGGCACCCTTCCGGGGTGTCTTTTCTAATCCCCATAAGGACCCTTAACTCAGCAGGTTAGAGTAGCTGCCTCATAAGCAGCCTGTCCTGGGTTCGAATCCCAGAGGGTCCATTTACAAAACAAACGAAGAGAGGTGGTGATGTTTGGATGGAGAAGTAAAAGCAACAAATGCAGAACTTGCCTATCAGGATTACTTAAAAGGCATGAAATACAAAGAAATAGCCGAGAAATACGGCGTGACCATAAATACAGTAAAATCCTGGAAGACCAGATACAAATGGTCAAAGGATGGTAAAAAAAGTGTGCACACAAAAACAGGAAAGGTGTGCACACAAAAAAACAATAAAAACAATGTAAAAAAAGAAGCCATTGCAGAAGCGGTTGAGCAGGTGATAGAAAATGCTGAATTAACCGATAAGCAAAGGCTTTTTTGTGTTTTGTATGTCAAGTGTTTTAATGCTACAAAGGCGTATCAGAAAGCATATGAAGTAGATTACAATACTGCAGCATCTATAGGGTATAGATTGTTGGAGAATGATGGAGTAAAAAAAGAAATACAAAGATTAAAGAAAAACCGCCTAAACCGGGAAATGCTAGATGAATCAGATATCTTTCAGAAGTACATGGATATAGCCTTTTCAGATGTAACAGATTTCGTAGAATTTGGCCAGGAGGATGTTCCTGTGATGGCGGTGTATGGACCGGTGCAGGTAAAGGATGAGGAAACAGGAGAAAAGAAAACCCTTACAAAAAGAGTGAATGTTGTTCGTTTCAAAGATTCCTCAGAAGTAGATGGAACCCTAATTGCAGAAGTAAAGCAGGGGAAAGATGGTGCAAGTATTAAGCTACCGGATAGAATGAAAGCCCTGAAATGGCTTGCAGAACATATGGACATGGCAACAGAAGAACAAAAGGCAAGAATTGAAATGATGAAGCAGAAGAGCAACGTACAACAGGAAGAAGAGGATGGGGTGACGATTATAAACGATGTGCCAGGAAGTTAGAATTTCAGATATTATCATACCGAAATATTATAAGATTTTTAACGATAAAAGCATCCGCCACATTATCCTAACATCTGGACGTGCGGGAACGAAATCCAGCTTTGCAGCAGTCCGAGCAGATTATCAGATTGTTTCAGATGCAAACGGTTCTGTTGTGGTGCTCAGAAAACATCATAACAAACTTAGGAAAACCGTTTATAAAGAAATGCTGAGAGGGATTGGCAGGCTAAAAATAAAGAAAACAGCTTTTAATATTACAAAATCCCCCATGGAAATTAAGTATAAAAAAACAGGCGCCACGATTTATTTTTCTGGTTCTGATGGTATAGACGATACGAAAGGAATTATTGATGAAGATAAACCGATAAAGCTGGTTATTTTGGATGAGCTGACAGAATTTTTTGAAGATGGAGAGGGCGAAGACGAACTACAGAATATAGAGGCGACCTTTATTAGAGGAAACGCGGCAGGATTCCAAATGATATACCTGTACAATCCGCCAAAGAATCCGAATGCTCCAATCGTAGAGTGGTGCAAAAAAATGGAAAAACGTCCTGACTGTGTTCATATACATACCGATTATCGGGACGTACCACAGGAGTGGCTTGGAAAAGACCTCGTGGAATCCGCTGAAATGATGAAGCGTTTAGATGAAAAGCAATATAACTGGGTATGGCTTGGACTTAGCACAGGAGTGGATGAACTTATCTACTACATGTTTTCAGATAAACACAAAGAGAGGCCTTCACAGAAGCATTACCAATTAATCGGTATAGGTGTGGACTATGGGCAGCAGAATGCGACAACCTATCAATGCTTTGGACTGGATATCTACAACAGAAAAATAGAAGGGCTTGCAGAATATTACTATTCAGGAAGAGATGAAGGGAAGCAGAAAGCGCCATCTGAGTATGCGCTGGACTTTATTCAAATGACCGATTCTCTATACGAAGAATACACCTGCAACGTTTTCTATGTTTACATAGACCCATCCGCAAAAGGATTAGCAGAAGAAATAAAGAGGGCTGCAGCAGATAGGATGTACCAAGTATCAATCAAGGACGCAGATAACGCGGTAGCTCTTGGAATTTCCAGGGTGCAAAAATGCCTGACCTATCATATTCTGACAGTCAATCCTATACAGGAGAAGTTAATTGAAGAGTTCGGCCTGTATGAATATGACAAAAACTTGTTAGACAAAGGAAAAGAAGTGCCTGTTAAAGTAAAAGACCATGCCATGGATGCATTGAGATATCTGGTTATGGGACTATGGAACAAATTAAAATATTTCCTGCCAGCAGGAGAACGGGAGGATGAATCATGAACATAATAAAATACCTTAATAAGGCAGGATATGACACTGTAAATTCCGGGTTCTATACCTTGATTAGTGCATGGGAGAGTTGGTATCGGGCGAATGTGAAAAAGTTTCACAGGTATAAGGTATACAACGGAAAAGAACATATTACCTGCAAAAGATTAAGCCTTGGAATGGCAAAAAAACTGTCTGAGGATATTGCAGATCTGCTATTAAATGAGCGCGTACAGATTACCATTGATGATGAAAATACAAACACTTTTGTTATGAAAGTGCTGGAAGATAATAATTTCTCTGTGCTGGGAAATGATTACCAGGAAAAGAAGGCATACACGGGGACGGTTGCTTACGTTCCTTATCTGGATAAAATACGGGTAAATGAGGAATCTGGGGAGATTGTGGATGGCGGAGAAATAAAAATTAATTACGTTTCTGCCTCTGATATCTACCCATTATCTTGGTGTAACGGATACATTACAGAGTGCGCTTTTACCTTTTATAAAATAATCGGAACAAAGAAATATGCACATATACAAATGCATCTGCTAGAAAATGGATTGTATGTTATCGAAAATCATATAGTGGAATGCACGAATGGAGCCGGAAAAGAAATTCCTGTAGAAGATTGGAAAGAGTTAAAAGGATTCGAAAACCTCTCTCCTAAAATGGAAACTGGAATGAAAGAACGTCAATTTGTTATAGACAGGCTCAATATTACGAATAACTATGAGAAAGATAATCCAATGGGCGTTGCCATCTTTGCTAACAGTATAGATGTGCTACAGGGCCTTGATACTGTATATGATTCTTATATCAATGAATTTGTGCTTGGAAAGAAGCGGATTTTTGTGGCGCCGGAAATGATGGGTACGGACATTTTTGGCAATCAGACATTCGACCCTAACGATGTGGTTTTTTATCAGCTTCCAGAAGATGCGTTAAAAGATGGCGGAAAGCCTATTGTGGAAATCAATATGGAAGTGCGTGCAGATGCGCATGAGAAGGGAATTAATGATAATTTGAACATGCTTTCCATGAAGTGCGGATTTGGACAGAACCACTATAAATTTGAAAATGGGAGCATACAGACAGCCACGCAGGTAGTTTCCGAAAACTCTGATATGTTCCGGAGTATCAGCAAGCATGAAATTATCTTGGAATCTGTGTTAAAGGAATTAATCCAGATTGTAGCAAGGCTTGGAGCGGTACTTGGAGAACCAGTGAATCCAGAGGCTGAAATTGTGATTGATTTTGACGATTCCATTATTGAAGATAAGCAGGCGGAACGCCAAAGTGACAGACTGGATGTAAGTATGGGTGCACTCCCGTTGGTGGAATACCGGGCAAAATGGTACGGAGAAACCGAGGAAGAAGCTGCAAAGCATGTTATCCAGGAAACGCTGGACCCGGACCCCGAGGAGGAATGATATCATGACACCGGAAGAAAAAGGGAGCCTTCCTCTTCAACTGGAAAAAAAGTTTTATGAACTTCAAGACAGGATTTTTTCCGATATCGTGAGAAGAATCCGAAAAACAGGAAAGATTACCAGTACAGCGGATTATCAAATCAATAAACTGCTGGTACTTGGAAATAGTACAGAGTTTATAGAACAGGAATTGAAACGTTTACTGGAGGCAAGTTATCCAGACATATGGGCTCTATACGATAAAGTATGTGATTGGGAATACGTCCGATATAAAGATGCTTACGAGCAGATAAATGGGAGTTTTGTTCCTTTGGAGGAAAATGAGCAGGTGCAGCAGTGGTCACATGCCGTTATAAATCAGACACGCAACGAATTAAAGAATATCACACAGTCTATGGGTATGACGGTCAATATCAGTGGGAAAGCAGTCTTTACTCCTCTAGCAGAATATTATCAAATGTATTTGGATAGAGCCTGTTTGGATATTGTAACAGGAGCTTTTGATTATAATACAGTGCTCCGTAGAGTTGTAAAGGAAATGACTGCTTCTGGAATTCGCTCTATTGATTACGGGAAGTCTGGGTATAGCAACCGGGTGCCTGTAGCAGTTCGTAGGGCTGTTATGACGGGAGTTTCACAGCTTAGCGCACAAATTAATGAAATGATAGCAAAAGACCTTAAAACAGACACATACGAAGTCACATGGCACGCAGGACACAGACCTTCTCACTGGTGGGGAGGGAATATGTACACTTATGAAGAGTTAAAATCAATATGTCACCTGGGTCAAGGTGATGGGCTTTGTGGCTGGAACTGCCGACATAGTTATCTGGCTTTTGTTCCGGGCTATTCTATCCGTACTTATACACCAGAACAATTACAGGAATTGGAGAGAAGGGAAAAGCAGACAAAACAATACCAGGGCAAAGAGTATACCCAGTACCAGGCAGAACAGACCCAGAGAAAAATGGAAACCAAGATGCGGGCACAAAGAGCTTATGCAAAACAACTGCAGCAAGGAAAAGCAGATAAGAGTGATATTATAGCTGCGAAAGCAAGATATTTGAACACTTTGCACCAGTACCAGAAATTTTCTAAAATAATTGGGCTTCCAGAGCAAATGGAGCGCGTCTATATGGACGGGCTTGGCCGGGTAGCTCCGTAGTGGTATCAAGAAAGGGAAAATATGAAGTTAATTAAATATGGGGAGAAGTCCTGCCAGGGTATGTTCCTGGCCTCCCTGAAAGTAACGTAAGACATGGCGGAATGCTGTGTCTTATTTTAATACATGAAAATAGAAAGGACATGGAATTATGAAACTAAAACTTGTGAAACATGGGGAATTTTTAGGAACAGTATGTGATTTTTATGTAGATGAGGAAAACAACATCTATATGAGCAGGACACAGATTGGATATGCATTGCAGTATAAAGACCCTGCAAATGCAATTAAGAATATTCACAATAAAAATCATGATAGATTTGATAAATATTCTGTAGTATTAACGGGTGCTCAGTTTGAACCCCCGTTAAAGAACAATAGTAAAGCGCAGAAAGTGTATATGTACAATGAATTTGGAATATATGCCATGTGTGCACGTTCAAGACAAGCTGTTGCGGATGATTTCAATGATTGGGTAGCGGAGGTTATATCTTCAATCAGAAAGAATGGTTACTACATAGCTGCTGAAAAAGACAGCAAATGGCTTGGAATCCGTAATGAATCCAAACAGGCAAGACGATATGAAACAGACCAAATCAAACTCTTTGTGGAGTATGCAAAAGAGCAGGGAAGTAAAAGCGCAGATAGATATTATATGATATTTACAAAACTGATAAACAGCAAGATTGGAATTCAAAGCGGAAAGCGTGATGAACTGTCCCAAGAAACGCTTATGGAACTAAAATCTTTGGAAACGCTGGTTAAAATGCGAATTCGTAAACTTATAGAGAAGAAGACACCTTATAAGAAAATATATCAAGATGTGAAAATGTTGGTGGAGGAGTTTTAGGATTTCTAGGAGGAGATTGCGTGTATAACTGGATAGAGAACTTTATTCTTAGAATAAAACAGCGTTTTTGCAAGCATAGATTCAAAAAGCGTTACAGCAAAAAGAAACAATGCTATGAATACCGTTGCATAAAGTGCGGAAAAGGAGTAGGAATGACTACAATAACCTATATAGATAAGGGTTTAATTATTGACGGTCACGCAGAGAATCCGGTAGCCTGCCATGGGATTTCTGCTATTGGCCAAATGGTAGCAAACTTTGTTGAAGAACGTGACTGGGGGAAAGTTCATATTCGTGACGGGCATCTGGAAATCACAGATGTAAAGGATGAGGTTTGCGGAGATACATTATTCCAGGCTATGAAAATTGCATTTGAGGATATTGCACAGCAGTATTCAGATTGCGTAAAGATTGTATGGGATTAGAAAGGCGGTGGTCCGTAATCTCCCTTTGGGACGCGGGGTGAAGCGTCTTATTTTTGTGTCCAAAACGTGAAGACATAAAAAGCTCAGGGAGCCTGTCGAGGCGAAACGGAGGTAGAAAGAATGAAGTGCAGAATGAATTTACAGCTTTTTGAAGACGGTGCAGGAGCTGGCTCTGTAAATACACAGAGTGGAAATACCGGGACTGGAAATGGCGGCCAGAATACCGCTGGGAGTGCTGCCGGTGCACATGGAACCGGAACGTATACCTATGAGCAACTGGAAGAAATCGCAAACGCAAGGGTAGAAAGGTCAGAAAGAACAGCACTTGCTAATTTCTTCCGCAGTCAGGGAATGACGGAGGCAGAGGTTACACAGGCTATTTCTGATTTTAAAACACAGCGTGCGGCAAACCAGCCGAATACAGAACAGTTGCAGCAGGAAAGAGACAATGCCCTGAAAAAAGTAGAACAGATGGAACAGGAAAAGGTACTTACTTCTAAAGGAGTTAAAACAGAAGATCTGGACTATGTCATGTTTAAAATCTCCAAAATGGTGGATGAAAAGACAGATTTCAAGAAAGCTGCTGAGAAATTCTTGAAGGAAAATCCACGGTTTACGGGGCAGTCATACCGGGTAGTAAGTACAGGAGTACAGACCGGAGGGGCGGAAGGAACAGAAAAAGGAAACGATTCTATTAATGCAGCAATCAGAAGAGCTGCAGGGAGGTAAAAGATGAACAGAAACAGAATGAATCTTAGATTATTTGAAAATGATGCAAAATTAATTGACAGAAGCGGTGCTGACACACTGATTCCAGAGGAAAGAGCAAGAGAGATTATCCAGGGTGTGGTGACACAGTCTGCTGTACTCTCAAGAGGTCGGAGACTTCCGAACATGTCCAGCAAAACCTATAAAATGCCAGTCTTGGACATGTTGCCGATGGCATATTTCGTAAATGGTGATACTGGACAGAAGCAGACAACCAAAATGGCATGGGACAAGAAATTTATTACTGCGGAAGAAATTGCGGTAATTATTCCAATCCCAGAGGCTGTTCTGGATGACTCCGAATATGACATTTGGGGAGAAGTAAGACCAAGGGTAGAGGAAGCGTTTGGAAAAGTAATTGATGGTGCGGTTATCTTTGATGTAAACAAACCTTCTACCTGGCGTGACGGCCTGGTTGCTACTGCAACCAAAGCAGGAAGTGTAGTAACCTTAGGTGCAAGCGACCCTCTGTATGACAAAATCATGGGCGTGGATGGCGTGATTGCTAAAGTAGAAGAATCGGGCTTCTTCGTAACCGGACATATGGCGGATATTTCCATGAGAGCAAAATTGAGAGGATTAAAAGACAGCACAGGACAGCCAATCTTTAAATCTGATATGCAGAACGGAACTACCTATAGCTTGGATGGTTCCCCGATGAACTTCCCGAATAACGGTGCGTTTGACAAATCAAAAGCTCTGATGATTTCCGGGGACTTTTCTCAGCTAACTTATTCTATCCGTCAGGATATTACCTTTAAACTGTTTACAGAGGGCATTGTACAGAATACAGATGGAAGCATTGCTTACAACCTTATGCAGCAGGATATGGTAGCATTAAGAGCAGTTATGCGTCTTGGCTGGGAGATTCCGAATCCGATTAATTCCTTGCAGCCGAACAAAGCAAAACGCTGCCCATTTGCGGTATTAAAGGCGGGGGAGTAATCCCCTCCGACAATACTGCCTTACCTGCCGGAGGAAGCAAGAGAAAGGCAAGGGTGAAAAAGAATGATAAAGGTGACGTTTGATTTTTATGTAAATGAATATGGCGGAAAGGTCATTCCAGATGATTTGGAATTGAAACAACCGGTTTTGAAAGCAAATACCTACCTGAAAAATCTTATGCACCAGGAGCCAAAGGAAGAGGCAATGGAACTTATTAAGATGTGCCTGTGTGAAGTAGCAGAATTAATTTATCAGGAAGACTGCAGAAAGGCGGAACACGGTGGCAGAGAGATACAATCTGAGAATACAGATGGATATTCTGTAACATATGCCACAGAAGCTGAGGCTGGAAAAATCGCCACAAATTCTTTGCAAACAAAAGTTTATGCCGTAATTAGACGATACCTTTCTGGCACTGGACTTTTATATGTGGGGGTGAATTGCAATGCTTACAAATGCAGAGATTACGATTTTTAACCGCTTTCCAAACAGGGAAGAAAAGAAAATCATTTATGTTCCTCATGTAATACCGCATGTCTGGTTCCATACAAATCAGAAAAGCAGTGTTGGGGAGCGTGGGTTGTCCAGTGCAGATGAGTATAAAATCAGGATTCCCTATGAGGAATGCAGTACATGGCTTCCAGAGAATGATTTTAAAGAGCTTGCAAATTCCAAAGGACACTGGACTGTACAGAATGGGGATTTTTTTCTGGTTGGAAATTGGAACAAAGGAACAGTGAGAGGAATTGATGAAATCAAAAAGAAGTTCTCAGGAACGGTTGGAAAAGTACTCAGCCATTCTGAGAACTTTTTTGGTTCTTCTAAGCACATACGGATAGGCGGTGGTTCCTAAATGGCAAAGATTAAACTGCAGATAGACCCTACAGACAAAATTCTTTTAAAGAGAAATCTGAATAAAAACGGGAAAGGCCAGAGGTTCTTTACTCACGAAGTAAGGCGATTATCTACGCCTTATGTACCATTCTTATCCGGGTATCTGTCGAATGGCTCTGTAACAGAAACACCAGGTACGATTACCTATAACGCTCCTTATGCAAGGCGGCAATATTATGAGAACAAGGGAAAGAACAGAACAAAGCACCCACAGGCCGGAAGCCATTGGACAGAAAGATGTTGGGCTGACCGCGGGAAAGAGATTGTACAGGCAACTGCAAAGTTCTGTGGAGGGAAAGCAAAATGAGTATTGCAGGGAAAATTACGGATTTTATTAAGACATGCCCGTTTTTACAGGATTTTGAAAGCATGTTCCCGAAGGTGGATTTCGACAATCTGGAAGAAGATGCAACTGCATATTGTATAGAAAGCACTCCGGCAGAGCCAATTTTGAAGCGCTATACCAATGGCGATACCCTTCGGCAATATGTTTTCTCCCTTTGCTCCAGGGAATGGTACGGACCAGAAGAGAACCAGGATACCTCAGAGTTCTACGAGAAATTCGCGGACTGGTTGGAGGAATGCACAGAAAATGGCACGCTTCCGCAATTACCTGGGAAATTGGAAAGCAAATCTATCCGGGCAACCACAGATGGTTATTTATATGCGGCACAGGAAAATAAGTGCCAGTACAGAATACAATGTCAATTTGTTTATTATAAACGGAGGTAGAGAGAATGAGAAAAATGAATTTACAGCTTTTTGAAACTACACAGAAAGGAGTTGTTGGACGCTGGCAGCACCCAGGATATCTGGATGTATCTGGAGGGGCAAGCCAAGCACAGTATGAGCTTCTTGGTTTTGGAGTAACACAGTTGGATGATTCTCCGTCCGCACAAACATCTTCTAAACGCTATGTGAATCAGAAATCGGCAACACAGACCATTGGTTCTTACGAATGGACCGCACCTTTAGAGTTTGACTTGATTCGTTCCGAGAAGGCGATTGAATTTATTGCCGGTATTGGAGAAAACGAAAAGACAGGTGCAGAAGCAGAAACTTACTACGTCTTGGTTTACCTTGAGAAACCGGTAGCAGAAACAGAAGGAAGCTATGAAGCAAAAAGAAGAAAGGTTGCTGTAGAAGTATCCGAATTCTCTGATAACGATGGAGAAATGCAGGGTTCCGGAAATCTTCTGGCTGTTTCCGACTGGGAAATCGGAACTTTTGACACGAAAACTAAGGCATTTAAAGCGAAGGGGGAGTAATTCCCCCTGTTAAAAAAGCCTTGAGTAACAGGGTGGCGGCAAAAGGCAGGAGAAAGGAGAAAACACATGAAGATTAACGGAGTGGAGTTAGAATTTGAATTATTTGATGCAGACAGCGAAGAATTGAAGAATCGGTATTTCCAGGAATTGGAGAAAATGAAAACAATCAAAGCCGATATGCCAGATGGGACAGAGCGTGAGAAATCCGTTTATCTGTGTCGGAAGGTGAAGGGATTATTTGACCATGTGTTTGGCGAAGGAATGGGAGAAGAAATCTGCGGAGCTGGAAACAATGCGTTGTTATGCATGAGAGCCTACAGGCAGTTAGTACATGAACAGATTCGGCAGCAGAATGAGTATGAGGAGATTCTTTCCAGTCTGAGGTGATAACGTGAATGTGTTAATGGAGAAATTTCCAAAAGAACTGGAAATACAGGGAAAATGTTGTTCCATAGGCTGGGATTTCCGCACTATCCTGTCCTGCAATGAAATGATAGAACAATGCCGGAATGAAATCACAGAAGGAGAATTATTAAAAATCCTGGAAACATTTTATAAGAACTGCAGGCATTACACGGAAGAACATGTGGAAAAGATGTTTTGGTTCTTCTCCTGTGGAAGAGAAAAGGAAAAGAAGATTTTTCCAAGAAAGATTGCGGGAATTAATGATAAACAGCCATTTGACTTTGAAAAAGATGCAGAGCTTATTTACGCAGGATTCCAGCAACAGTATGGCATTGATTTGCAGACCACAGAAATGCACTGGTGGCGCTTCATGATTCTTCTGGAAAATCTGGGAGAAGGAACCCGTCTTTCTAAAGTGATTGAGTACAGGACAAGGGACACATCTTCTAAACACCTATCTAAGGAAGAGCGGTCTTTTTATAAGGCTATGCAGCAATATTATGGTTTAGACAGAAAATACAGCAAGCAGGAAGATGAGATACTGAAAAAGATTGAGGAAGCTCTTATGAAAGGCGAAGATATTACAGAGCTATTAAGAGGTGGTGAGTAAATGGCAGATGGAAAAGTGGTTATTGAGACAGATCTGGATTCTTCCGGGATAGAGAAAGGAATTTCGAAACTTGGAAGTTTGACTACTAAAGGCTTAAAAACAGCCGCAACAACCATTACCGGAACAGCAGTTGCCCTTGAAGGAATTGGTATTGCGGCTGTGAAAGCCGGTTCAGATTTTGAAGCACAAATGTCCCGTGTAAAGGCTATCTCAGGAGCGGCTGGGACAGAATTTGAAAAGTTAAAAGACCAGGCAATTCAGCTTGGTGCAGATACTTCTTTCTCTGCCAGTCAGGCGGCAGAAGGTATGGAGAATCTAGCGGCTGCCGGATTTACAACGAATGAAATCATGGAAGCCATGCCGGGGCTTTTGGATATGGCGGCGGCCTCTGGTGAAGATTTAGCTAACAGTTCTGAGATTGCAGCATCTACATTAAGGGGCTTTGGCCTAGAAGCAGAAGAAGCGGGGCATGTAGCGGACGTACTGGCGGAAAATGCAAACCGCACGAACGCAGCAGTATCCGATACCGGAGAAGCAATGAAATACGTGGCGCCTCTTGCCAGGGCAGCAGGTATTAGCTTTGAGGAAACAGCGGCAGCTATTGGTATTATGGCAAATGCTGGTATCAAGGGTTCCCAAGCAGGGACTACGTTAAGAGGGGCAATCTCCCGTCTATCCAAGCCTACAGACGATATGAGAGATGCTATGGAAGAATTAGGAATTTCCTTCTATGATTCCAACGGAAAAATGAAGTCCTTGAGTGAGCAGGTAGGCATGCTTGAGGGCGCATTTGGCGGCATGACAGATGAACAGAAGAATAACTACCTTGTAACTCTGTATGGACAAGAAGCACTATCCGGTATGCTGGCTCTGATTAATGAAGGCCAAGGAAGCCTTACGGATTTAACGAAATCCTATGAGAACTGTGATGGAAGCGCCAAAAAGGCTGCTGATACCATGAGGGATAACTTAAAAGGTGCTATAGATGAACTTGGAGGTTCCGCAGAAAGTCTGGGTATTGTTTTTTATGAAGAGGTATCTGGGAGTTTGAAAGATACTGCTGAATCCGCAACAGAAAGTATTAATAACATCACAAAAGCCTTTCAGGACGGTGGAATGGAAGCTGCCATTGATGCGGCTGGGGATGAATTTGCAAATCTGGCTGTGAAGGCAGCAGAACACGCCCCTGATATGGTAGACGTTGCTATTGATTTTATTCAGTCTTTTACAGACGGGATTGTGGATAACAGAAAAAAACTGTTAGGTGCAGCCGGTGATATAGCAGAGACGTTAGCCGGTGGATTAGCCGACTTGCTTCCAGACGAACTGGAACGCCCGGTAGATGCGGCTATTGATGCTATCTCAGATTCTTTAAATTCCGGAGGGTTAAAAAAGGCAGGAAAAACACTTGTTACAACTTTTGACAATCTGGTAGATGCGGCGGGAAATCTTGCAGAAAAAGCATTGCCTCCTTTAACAAAAGGGTTAGACTTGGCAGCAGAAAATCTGGATGTGCTTGCGGCATCTGCGGCAGCCGCATTTACAGCATTTAAGGGATATAAAGTAGTAAAAGAAACAAGTAGCGTGCTCAGCAAAGGAACAAAGGCATGGAAAGCGGCTTCGGATGCAGTAGATGTATTTAATGCGGCTCAGTTAATTGCAATGGAATCCGGGATTAAATCCAATGCAACCCTAACAGCAGGACAGACGGTAATTGGCTTATTGACTGGTAAAATCACTCTTGCAACAGCCGCACAGACTGCATGGAATGCGGTTATGAATGCAAATCCCATAGGATTGGTGATTACAGCGGTTGGGGCATTGGCGGCTGGATTGACAGTATATAAGTTAGCTACGGATGATTCTAAGGAATCTCAATATGCATTAACAGAAGAACAAAAGAAGGCCAATGAGGAAATCCATAAACAATATGAGGCTTACAAGGAATTGGATTCTGCAAGAAAAGAAGCTATGGAAAGTGTTAATGCAGAATATGGCTATCTCACAGAGTTGAACAATGAACTTAAAGGCTTGGTAGATTCCAATGGACAGGTAAAAGCTGGATATGAGGACAGAGCGAATTTCATTGTTAATCAGCTTTCAGAAGCACTTGGTATTGAAAAAGAAAAAATATGGGAAATTATCCAGGCCAATGGCGATTTAGGGACATCTATAGATCAGATTATCGAGAAAAAGAAAGCGGAAGCTCTTCTGGTGGCAAATGAAGAAGCGTACACAGAAGCAATAAAAAACAGAGCTGATGCATTAAAGAAATACACAGACCAGACAGCAGAATTTGAAACCGCACAGAAAAACTATAACAGTACCCAAGAAGCTGCAAATAAAGTAATGGATGAATATTATTCATTACTACAAACATCTCCAGATGCAGCAAATGCGTATTTATTAGCAAGTCAAAGTATTTTAAAGGAAGCGGATGAGGCAGAAGCAGCATTTAAAGAGCAAAAGAAAAGTTTAAAAGAAGCAGAGGGAGCTTATGTTGAATACAATGCTATAATTCAGAACTATGAGGGACTGTCCAGTGCAATCATATCTGGTGATGCTACCAAAATCAGTGAAGCAATGTTAAATATCCAGAACAGCTTTATTACTGCTGAAAATGGTACAAAAACCAGCTTAGAAAACCAAGTGAAGAATATGCAAGAGAATTATGCCGCATTAAAGCAAGCTGTTGAAGATGGAGTACCAGGCGTCACACAATCTATGGTAGATGGGGCCAAGCAAATGGTCGAAAAATCTAAAATAGAATTAGATAAGTTTCAAGAAAGAGCAAAAGAATCTACAGGGAAAGCTGGGGACAGTGCCGCTCAAGGATTTGCAGAAAAAACGCCTGCTATAGTAAGTGCTGTTGAAATAGCCGCACAATCGGCAATGGAAAAATTAAATTCTAAATCACCGGAATTTCAACAAAGCGGTAAAAACTCAGGGGATTCACTTAATCAAGGTTTATCCAGTACAAAGCCGGCAATCGACGCAACTTCTCAAGATATATCGAATTCTTTAAATGAGAAATTAGGTTCAGCGGATACGCAATCCACAGGAGCAAGAAAAACAAGTGAGTATAATCTAGGGCTTGGAAGTAATAAAGGTCAAATTGATATTACGTCGAAAAATATTGCGAAATCTTCTGTTACGTTGTTAGGTAGTGAAAATACAAAAAATACTGGAGCAAAAAAAAGCTCAGAATATAACAGCGGTCTTGGAAGTAACAAAAGCGCTGTTGATTCTACTTCAAAAACGTTGTCAAATACAGCAAATAAATCAATGGCTTCCTCCGATACAGGCAGTACAGGAAAGAAACAATCAAGCAAATATGTAGATGGAATATTAAGCAAAAAAAGTGCATCCGAATCAGCCGGAAAAAGCTTGGCAAACAAAGCGGATTCCGGAGCAAAATCAGTGGATGGAAGCAGTGCAGGTTCTGGTTTTGGCTCTGGTTTTGTTTCTGGTATTAATAGCTGGATTGGAAGCGCAGTAAATGCAGCAGCCAATCTTGCGGCAAGTGCTTTAGCGGCGGCAAAAAATTTCCTTGGTATTCACTCTCCGTCAAGAGAGATGAAAGCTGTTGGTAAATATTTCGGACAAGGCTTTGAACAGGGTATAAAAGGAGAAGAAAAACAGGTACAGAGAACATCTGAAAATCTTTCCAGAATTGCCTTAGAATCCATGGACATGTCCGCTATTACAGAGCGTATGCATGAAGTCATGGCAATGAACACAAATCGTGTTACAAGGCAGATAACAAGCCAAAATATCCATGTGCAGCATGCGATTTCAAATGATAGCAATAGATTGTCGGAGAGAGAAGCAAGGATAATCGGAAAAGCAGTAGCAGATGTTGTAAATGACCGTATGGAAGAATTTAAGTTCATTTTCAAAGACCGGGAACTTGGAAGAGCGATAAGGGAGGCTTTAAAATGAGGATTTACTATGAAACTGGAAAAGGAAAAGAAAAAATCTATTTGGACCAGCCCCCTTACTGGATGCAGACCGGAGACTTTCTAGATTATCTCTGGGAGTATGAGTTGTCTGGAAAACGTGTTGGGAAATTGCGAAAAACCGTACAGGAAAAAGAATTTACCATAACTGTTTTTGGGAATACGAAGGAGCAGTACGCAAAGAACCTTAATCTTCTGCATGAGGCTCTTGAGAAAGATATCTTAGAAAATACCCCAGGCAGGTTCTACTTTGGAGAGTATTACTTGTCCTGTTACATTTTTGCCAGTGAAAAGACCGAATGGGAGGGCTTTTCTTATTCCATGGACAATACCTTCCGGCTAATACAAACAGACCCGTCCTGGATAAAAGAAACCTCCTACCAGTTCCACCAACAGCAGCTTCCTGTAAAAGAGCCGGATATCCAATATCCTGTAATATCCGGTGGAACATACAGCGAAAAAGCGCTTGAGAACCAGGCAGTACTGGGGGAATTTCCCTTTGATTTCGCAAGGACATCTGATATCAAAATTGAATACCCCATGTTTGGATTCCCTTTCGACTTTGTAGCGACCAGCTACGGAAGAAGAACCATAAACAATCCGTCTTTTGCAGACAGCAACTTTATCCTGACTGTTTACGGATTTGCAGACAATCCAAGCATCATGATTGGCGGGCATCCGTATACCGTATATGCAACCATCTACGAAGGAGAGCGCATGGTAATCAACAGCGTGGACAGAACGGTTTTAAAAATTGGAAGGATGGGAGAAGTAACCTCCCTGTACAATTCCAGGGAGAAAAACATATCGGTATTCCAGAAAATCCCATCCGGAGCGCATGTCATGACCTGGCCGGGAAGCTACGGAATAGACCTTACACTACTAGACGAAAGGAGCGAACCAAAATGGAGTTTCTGATTTGCGATAAAAACAAGATGGAATTAGGAGGAATCCCGAACAACGTTGCTATAGATTTCGATATCGGGGACACTAACGATGTGGAAATAACATGCGAAAGGGGATTCTTGGATTTTGGAATGTACCTGATTTGCCCAGGAACAGAGTACGGTGCCATGATAGAAGAACTGGATTCCTGGACCAGTGACAGCAAGGAAACCTGGATGGGGAACTCTTTTCGAAGATTCTTAAAGGAAATCGTGATAGAACCGCCTGCCGGTGAAGATTACCGCGTAGTTTCCGGGGACGCTCACGATATCATGAGGGAGCTTTTGAAAGATTCTTATGACCAGTTTTTTACCATTCCGGAAAGCCCAAGCGGCATTACGATGGAGAACTACAAGTTTGACCGCTACACAGATGCTTTAACCGGATTTGGCAAGATGCTGGAAAAGGAAAATGCAAGGATTAATATCGAGATTCAGCAGGGAGGCCCGAATGAGCCTTTTTTTGTTGCCCTTTCTGCAGTCCCTATCCAGAACCTGTCGGAAGAGGTAGAGTTTTCCCAGGACAGCCGGATTGCCATTAACCTAAAGGAATCCAGGCGTGGAATCAATCACCTTATCTGCCTTGGCAAAGGGGAATTAAAAGACCGCCAGGTGGTGCATTTGTATGCGCAGCTAGACGGAAGTATTTTACAGGACAAGAAGTATTACACAGGCTTACAAGAGCGCACAGAGGTATATGACTACAGCAGTGCAGAAACCCTGGAGGATTTGATTTCAAACGGGAAGAAGCGTTTAAAAGAGCGCATGAGTTCCAAGGCTATGAAGATGAAGGTACAGGGCATTAACGTCCAGATCGGGGACATTGTTGCCGGAAGGGACTATGAGACCGGCCTCCATCTGCAGAAACCGGTTGTACAGAAGATTGTAAGCGTAGAAAACGGAGTTATCACCATAGAACACAAAGTGGAAGGAGAAGAATAATGGCAGTAAAACTTGTAACAGGCTATAAAGGAAAAGACCATGTAACGGCAGAACAGTGGGCAGACTTCAACCGGGGGATTTTCGGGGATGCGGCAATCCTTCCGGTGGGAAACAAGATGGAGACCGCCATCCAGACCGCGAACCAGATTACCATTAAAGATGGCGTGGCGGTGATGGATGGAAGGCAAATCTATATTGGATATGGGGAATCTGAAAACATCTCCATCCAGTCTGGCACACAGGGGATGTTGAGAAGGGACATTGTTGTGCTGGAATACACCAGGGACGAAGATACCGGGGTAGAAGATGTACAGTTTAAGGTAGTAGCCGGAACGCCATCCTCCGGAAGCGCAGAAGACCCGGCAATTAACAACATGGACATCCGTACCGGCGTATCCGTAAGCCAGAAACCATTTTGCCGGGTGCGGCTGAATGGTACCGCAATCGAGGGCGTGGATTCCCTAGTGCAGTTGAAAGAACTTAGCCCGCATGCATTTGCGGCTGTGGTGGACAACTTGGAATCCGAAGACGAAAACCTGGCCCTTAGTGCAAGACAGGGCATGGAACTGAAAAAGATGATAGATAACAGGAAAATGACAAAGCTGTGGAGCGGGTCTGCGGGGAATGGACAGGAAGCCTTCCTGAGTGAAGACATTGATAAATTTAACTTTATTACCCTGGTCTTCCGGAAAGAAAACAAGACCTACCACAACGCTACGTTTCTTACGTCTATGATTTTAAAGACAAACGAAACAAATACTGCACAGCAGATTTTATTCCAGAACGCCGACGCCAGCATTTTTATGGAATCAGGGAATAAGAAATATCTGCATCTGTGGTGTAGCAGCAACCTGGCGCTGATTGAGGTGTACGGACATTAACAGAGGTGATGAGATATGGTAATAGTAGCATTTAAACCAGGGGAAAAGGAAATAAGCAAGTACGAAGAACTGGACCAGTACGATTACGGCCAAATCCTCCGCATCCAGGGCCTCAATCTCCCGCAGGCGGTAGAGATACACTTTGCATTGCAGAAAACAGGAGGAACATCCAAAACCCGTATTGGAATTACAAAGGACGGCGTAACAGATGTACCGATTCCGGACAGCATGTTGGAAAATGAGGATGAAACGAAGGATTATGATATCTATGCGTTTATCTACATTACGGACGAGACCAGCGGGCAGACGGAATATAGGATTACGCTGAAAGTAAAGGCAAGACCAAAGCCGGAAGCCTTTGACCGCCCGGAGGATGCAGAAATTTTCAAAGAAGCAATCAAAGCAGTAAATGAATCCGCAGCACGTTCCGCAGAATCCGAGAAGCAGGCAGAGGGCTGGGCACATGGAAGAGAGGACTTGCCGGAAAGAACACAGGATAATGCGAAATATTATTCTGATCAGGCAAGAGAAGATTCTATGAAAACAGATGCAGACAGAAAAGAGGTCGGAAGACTTGTAGAATCTGTATCCGGGATAGGCGAACAGGTAGAAAAGGTAGAGGGTCTTACGAAACAGGCACAGACATCCGCTACAAATGCAGCTCTGTCGGAACAGGCCGCAAAAGAATCTGAGAACAATGCTGCACAGGCCAGGGCAGGGGCAGAGGTAGCAGAGGACAATGCAGAACTGGCAGCACAGAGGGCAGAACAGGATAAACTTATCGTAGAGCAGACAAAAAACATTGTGAAACAGATGGGGCAGGAAGTCTTAGATAATAAGAATCTTGTAGATGAGACGGCACAGGATTTTGATTTAAAGGCACAGCAAGCCCTTGCAGATGTGAACAACGCCGGACAAACACAGACAGAGCGTGTGCAAACTGCCGGAAATGATGCTGTAGAATCTGTTAAGGTAGCACAGGGTACGGCTACAAGGGCGGTAGAGACAGCAAAGACCGAAGCAATTAAAGTAGTACAGACAGAAGGAGCAACCCAGGCCGGGAATGTCTCCGCAGAAGGAGAAAAGCAGGTACAAGCTGTACAGGGTGCTGCACAGGAGATTATGGCGGACCGGGAGCAGATACAGATGAACAAAGAGGGAGTTGCTAAACTAAAGGAAGATATAGGAAATAAAGCTCCTGCAATAATAAAAAAAGCATCAGGAAAAACTATCATTATAAATGATTCTTCGAACCTTCCAATAAAAGCATTGTCTGGAACAGGAAAAATCATAATTACAGGGAAGAATATTCTTAAGGCAGAAAAGAGAAATGAATTCATTCCATTCGAAGCAAAAGCTGGTACGCTATTTACACTTATCACCAACGGAGAATTGAGCGAAGGTGGGAATATTAAGTTTATAGATGAAAATGGTGAGGGAGTGTGGTTCCCTATTGATAAAGGGGCTACAAAAAAGTCTTCAACAATAAAAAAGAACGTAAAAGGGTATGTGAATTTGCTTTCTCCAAAAGAGGGACTGAAATACTGTTTTTCTGTTGGGGAAAATGATAAATACGAAGAGTATGTGGAACAAGTGATTACTGCTCCAGTTGATAGCGAGCAATTAAAGGCAATTCACACAAATTACCCTACAACCGTGCTGACATCAGAAAACGAAATATCTGTTGAGTATGTAGCGGATACGGAAGCATATATCGGAAAGAGAATTAAAGAAGAGAATCAATCCCTGCAAAAACAAATCCTCGAAATTCAAAACGCTTTAATTAGTCAGAAAATTTCGGGGGGGGGTATAATCCAAGTTAAAGACAGTGCAAAGTTACCGATTCAGAATCTGAGAGTATTCGGTAAGAGTGAGCAGAACGGTGTTCCGTCGCTGGATGCCCCGGTTCCAATTGTGAATGTCGGAGAGAAAGGTAATGTCAATATAGCTATTGACGGACAACCACAACAGAAATTATATATTTCCACTCCAAATGACTTGCCAGGAATAAAAGTAGATTCCAGTGGAAACTACACAGATGAAAATGGGCAGCAGTGGATATGCGATTTAATCAATTTTAAAAGTGGAAAATATTTACAGAGAATATATAAGAATATATTAGACGGAACGGAAACTTGGAAGACTTGGGGAGTAGGAAACGGAACACCAGACAATACTGGATTTTATTTAAATAGTAACGAAGACCAACATATGTTGAATAGAGCCGCAATGAGCAATGTCTTACCGTATAACATGGGAGCGTGGAACGGATCTGATGTTGGATGCAATGCAGGTCCATACATAATGATGAGTGTGAAAAATTCAGACTTGCTAGACACGACAACTAACGAGAAAGCTCTTCAATCATTTAAAAACTATCTGGCTCAGCAGAAAGAAAAAGGGACACCGGTGATTTTTTATCGTGCACTAAAAATTCCAGTCGAAAGAGACTTAACACCAGAAGAAATCAAAGCATTTAAAGCACTCCATACCAATTATCCAACTACTGTAATTACTAACGATGAAAACGCAGGCATGGAACTTACATACACTGTCGACACAAAATCTTATGTAGATAGCAAGATTGCAACTCTTAGCAAAGCAATACTATAAAGAAAGGAAGAATCATATGTACGAAATTTTTAAAAATGTAATTAATTCTAAAGAATATTCCTTAGAGGATATCTTAAAGAAAATCGATACAAAGTGGGTGCAGAGTGAAATTACAGATGAGCAGAGAGATGAACTTATTACACTGGCTCAGGCAAATGCAGACCCTTCACATTCAAACGCTCCATTGCAGAAGCAGATTGAAGAAATTGCAAAGAAGCAGCTTACACTGGAAGAAACAGTAACTACTTTAAGTGCTACAGTACAGAAAATCAAAGAAACTGTAGAAAGTGGAGGTACTATTGTTCCAGAACCAGAACCAACACCACAGGAAGAATATCCTGCATGGGAACCTTACAATGGAATCCCACCAGTTAAATACCAAACAGGTTCGAAAGTATCCCACAACGGAAAGAAATGGGAATCTATGGTGGACAACAACGTCTGGGAGCCTGGAGCATTTGGTGTTGGTGATACTATCTGGAAAGAAATCATGCAGTAAACTAAAGGATTATATAGTTAAGCAAACAGGGAAGGAAAATACATATGGAAATACGTGCAAGACCTTAATGGGTCTTATTTTTATGTAAAAAACGAAGAGAGGAAAGCGAGGATATGAAGAAAATGAATTATGCAGATGCGATTATTGACGGATACAATGCGGCAGTTGGTGCAATTGTAGCAGTGTTATCTTACATTTTAGGAGAACACTGGGTATTGTTTGTAGCCTTCCTCCTGCTCAATGTGGCAGATTGGCTAACAGGATGGATGAAAAGCCGCATGGCAGGGAAAGAAAACTCCATGAAGGGCTGGAAAGGTATTTTAAAGAAACTGGGATACTGGCTCATGATTATGGTAGCGTTTGGAGCAGGTGCCGTATTTATTGAAATCGGAAAGACTATAGGAATTGACCTGGGGATTACAACACTCCTGGGATGGTTCGTACTGGCCAGTTTGTTAATAAACGAAATCAGATCCATCTTAGAAAATTTTGTAGAAGCTGGATTTAATGTACCTAGGATATTAATCAAAGGTTTAGAAGTAGCAGATAAAGTTGTGAATAAGGATAACCAGGAGGGCGAATAAAGCCCTCCATTTTGTTGCGCCGGCGCAACCGGCGGCAGAAAGGAGAATTTATGAAATACACAGAAACAGACATGGAAATGATTAAAAGCTTTGCGTATGGTTACACACCAGAACAGGTAGCAGAAAGCTATGGTATTTCGGTGGAGGATGCCAGAAACATGCAGAAAAACAATGCAAAGGAAATTGAAGAGAGAAAAGCAGAACTCACAAAAGGAGGGTACATGTAATGGCATTAAAAGGAATTGATGTAAGCCAGTGGCAGGGAAACATTGATTGGCAGAAAGTAAAAAGTGCAGACATACAATTTGCCATGCTTCGTGCCGGATATGGCCGGAATAACTTAGATACAAAATTCCACAGAAACGCCCAGGGAGCAATTGCAGCTGGCATCCCAATCGGACTGTACTGGTTTTCCTATGCCCTAAATGTGGAGATGGCAAGAAGGGAAGCCCAGTATGCTGTAGAAGTGGCAAAGAAATATAAAATCACCTGGCCGATTGCCTATGACCTGGAATATGATACCGTATCCTATGCGGACAAGAATGGTGTGGCTATTACAAAAATCCTGGCTACACAGATGGCTGTTGCATTTTGTGAAGAGATTAAACGTCTGGGATATATCCCTATGGTTTATACAAATCTTGATTATCTGAACCGATATTTTGATAGAAGCAAGCTCCCATATGAGCTGTGGTATGCACAGTATGCATCCACGGCCTCTGTAGCAGATAAGGAAATCTGGCAGTACAGCAGTAAGGGAAGTGTGCCTGGGATTGCAGGGAATGTGGATATGAACCATGGGTATAAAGATTATGGAAATGGCGGAGATTCTAAGCCGGATCCAGCACCAACACCAAGCCCTGCTCCATCCGGCACAACATTAAATCTGGCAGTTGCAGTTATGCAGGGTAAATATGGTGCAGGACAGGATAGAAAGAACGCCCTCGGCACCAGATACCAGGAAGTGCAGGATTTTATTAATCATATTGCTGGTGCGTCTACTGACACCTTGGTAGCGGAAGTTATGCAGGGCAAATATGGCAATGGAAAGACCAGAGAGATTGTCCTTGGAGGCAAGTACAAAGCAGTACAGGACAAGATTAATGGAAAAGGCAGCGGAGCTGTGTATTATACAGTACGATCAGGAGATACCTTATCTGGTATTGCTGCTAAATACGGAACGACATACCAGAAACTTGCACAGATGAACGGTATTGCAAATCCAAACAAGATTTACGCAGGACAGAAACTTAGGATAAAATAA